GTGGTATATTCAGAAATTAAAAAATTACTCAAACAACTAAAGAAAAACGAAATTACAGTTTTCGATGTTCCAGAGGAATATGAGAATGATATTCGGATTGTAACTTTTGAACGAAAAGCGAGATTGCGCATAACTGGTAAAAAAGGCTTTGATATTATCTCCAATTCCTTTTTTGTTGAAGAAACTTTAATTCACATTAACATAGATAGCGAAGAACGAAAAAAGGATATTTTTTTATCATTTGATGATTTTGATTCTTACTTTGATTTTTTAAACGGAGATATTTATGAAAATGCTTGCTATACATTTTGTCCTTTTTCGAAAATCTCTATTTCTAAAAGAATTGACGCAAAAAAGTTAATGGCAAGAAAAGCGTTTATCGAAGATACAATAGATGATTATTCATTGTCATTATCGAATAAAGAACAAGAACATTATGAGGAAGGCAAACAAATTCACAAATCATGTCAACAGTGGAACAAAAAATTTAGTAATTGTAATAGCTATGCTGAATTAGTAAAAATCGTGGAGAATTATAAAAAATCTAAGATTTCTTCCATTGTAGATGTCAGCTTTTTCTTCTTTCAATACATTTTTGCAGATGTTGAGAATAAAAAAAGATTCTCTATTATTATGGAATATATGTCCTCCGGTGCTTATCCTGAATATAAAATGATAAATGCTTTGTGTTCAATATATGATCCTGATGATGTTATGCAATCGTTCAATTATTCTTTAGGAGCAAAGGGAACAATATATAAGCATAAGCAGAAATTAAAAGAGTATATTGATCTCTTGAAAGATGGAGAAATTGATTTTTATTCAGAAGCATTGTTTGACAAGGAAACGCATTACTATTGTGAAAAAACTAAAGGATATCAAAAGGATAATACATATTTTCCAATCACAACAATTTATAGGTATTTTGAAACATTTGATGAGTTTGTTAATTATCGAAATGGGAATTTGACATATTGTGATTTATCAGATGCACTTGAATGTAATGCGGATTTTTCTAAGTATATCGTTGATGAAACAACAAAGCTTCCGATTCATGCAAATATGGATGTCATATATTCTGTAAAGAAATACTATCATAACAAAAAATTTTATGTAACACAAAAGTGGCTCAATAAATCTGGCAGTATACTTAAAGAATATAATCATACATTTAACTATTTTTTTGATTTTGTTGCTTTTCTTAAAGGAAATCTGTCCAATGCAAATTTGCTTTTTTGTGATGGGCTTAACAATTTGGATCAGTGGGATTTTATTGACTTTACAGGCGTAAAAATGAAAAGCAGCTTGTGTGAAAAGTTTGGTTTACAATATGATACTTATACAATTAACTTGAATGTTATAGAATCCTTTGAGTGTATTGAAAAAAACGAATCCGAAACTGCTTTAGTTCTTCAATCTTCGAGAGATTTGGTATCAGAAGTAGCAGGACGAGACTTATCAAATTCCGATTGGGCTTTTGATAATAAATGCCAAAGAGTTCACTATATTTCAGATCTTCATCTTATGCACAGAATACAAAATGCAGGCTGTCGTTCAAAAGAAGATATTATATATGTAATTCAAAGAATAGTTAATACTATTGCTAATGAAGCAGGAAGCCTATTATTGATTGACGGTGATGTGGCATCAGATATTGTAATATTTCAGTTATTTGTAAAGATGCTTTCCAAAACATTACGCCGAAACACACAGGTTGTGTTTACGATTGGAAATCATGAGTTATGGAGTTTTCCGGGATTTGAAATAGAGCAGATTGTTTCAAAGTATCGAACTATTTTGGAAAAGCATGGTATGTATTTACTTCATAACGATCTTCTTTACAAAGAAGATTGTGGTTTGCTTGCTGATCCGAAAATAGGAATACATCTGATTAAATACCATGATTTGTGCAAAATGAATGAACTGCAAATTGCTGACCGCTTGCGAAGTGCAAGATATGTGATTCTCGGCGGATTGGGCTTTTCAGGATATAATACGGAGTTTAATGCTGATAATGGCATTTATCGAATGACTGTGGACAGGACTACTGAAATAAAAGAATCTAAAATTTTTGAAGATTTGTATAATCGGTTATGCCCTATTCTTTCAAATAAGAATACAATTATTTTAACACATACACCCAAAAAAGATTGGTGCAGAGAAACAGAACCTGATAAAAATTATGTTTATGTAAGTGGACATACACACAGGAATTTTTTTCATGACGATGGTGAATTTAGAGTTTATTCAGACAATCAAGTTGGATACCATATCGAAAACCCTCACTTGAAAACTTTTTTAATTGATAACGATTATGATTGCTTTTCTGATTATGAAGATGGTATATTTGAGATTACGAGTGAGCAGTACAATGACTTCTACCGAGGGAAAAATATACCAATGACTTTCCAACGAGAAGTAAATGTACTCTATATGTTAAAAAAGAATAGGTATTACTGTTTTATTCACAAATCAAGAAGTGGTAGTCTTACTATCCTTAACGGTGGTGCCATGAAAAAATTGGAAATTCAAGATGTTCAGTATTATTATGATAATATGGATACCATGATTTCTACGATAAAAACGCCGCTGGACAAGTTTACTTCATTTCAAAAACGAATTGCAGATATGGTAAAACAAATTGGTGGAATTGGCACAATTCATGGTAGCATAGTTGACATTGATTTTTATAATCATATATATGTGAATCCATTTGACTTATCAATAACAGGGTATTGGGCATCAGATATAATTAACAAAATTATATATCCGTCTATTCCTGCCTTATTAGAAAAGAATTGCCCTGTAATGTTTGGCGAATATGTTAAACTTCTTAAAGGTAATAGTGAAAATCCATTAGCGTTGAAGCAACAAACAAATATTACAGTATTACCACAGACATATCTTGATACGGATATTTACAAGGCTTCAAGAGAAATAAAGAAGATGCAAAAACTTAGTTCAAACATATTAACTTCTTGGTATGAAGATACTCTACATAAAAGAACTAAAATTGAACTTACATAGAAAGTTTTGCTTATTGGGGCTTATGAAAAAAATGCGATTGTAAATCATGGGAGTAGGATAAGCGAAGATCCCTTCATATACGCCCTGTCTGCTGATGAAACCAGCCTTGTGATTGCGGCTCCACGCCACGCAATCACAGCCCTGTTGTCCTGCTGCTTCAAATGTGCTTGCCCTCCCGGTGGCAACCTCATTTTCGCAGCAACGCCGACAGAGCGTATAACACACTACACTTTGCAAGCAAAGTCGTGTGCCAAAGGGGATACCCTCTTTGGAAACCCCTATTTTGTCGGGAAGCTGGTATAGCCTGCATAGATGCAGCTGTATCCCTTCCCTCCAAAAACGAAATAGGCGGCATAGGCCAGCCCGTACCCGGTGCTGATCTATGCACCTATTTGCTTATATGGCCGCTTACTGTATCGCCCATATTAACCGTTCTAATTTATTACTTCCATATGTACCGTACTCTTACTTACTCCAAATTTTTTCGCAGTCTGCCTTACTGTTGCCTTTTCTTCAATAATATAATTGGCTATTTCAATTGCCCTTTCTTCAATATATTCTTTCAAGGATAAGCCTCCGAAGACGCTGTTTTTACAATGTATGTCTTCGGTTTATACAATATACCATGTGCTTAAAAAGGAAACTCGCTCAAGGGCTAAATGGTATTTTATACTTTACTCCACATCACTTTCTTTTGCAAGTATTGCTGAATATTCAATTTTTGTTAATCATATACATTTTCTAGGAATTCACATAGATAATATAACTATGTGTAATCTATTTAACCGCTGCCACCGACAGAGTAAATACATTTTTTCAGCAATTTAATAATCCGGATACTACAGAATAAATAAAAAATGAAAAAAATGGTAGAAAATGTCGTATTTAAACATCTTCTACCATTTTTCACTGCGGATAACAGGACTTGAACCTGCACGTCATGGACACCAGAACCTAAATCTGGCGCGTCTGCCAATTCCGCCATATCCGCAAATCTATATTGTTTTAAAAAAATAACCAAGGTTTTTGACCTTGGCTGTTTTAAACAGTGAAGCATCGGGGATTCGAACCCCGGACAACTTGATTAAAAGTCAAACAATCAAAGTCCTGTTTCACTGCATAAATTCAAGGTTTCTCATAATTTCATGAGATGAAAATGAGATATTATGATATTACAATAGCTTTTTAATTTTGTCAAATATTTTTAAATAAACCATACAACAAAAAGATGATACAATATTTTTTTGAAAAAACTTTTTATTTACACCTTATCTCTTATTTGTTATACTTTTTTTGTGGAGAGCGGTGGCAAGCCCGCCCTCTCCTATTTCCCTAAAATATCTTATTTTGTTTTCTCTTTCGGCTTATACCGTTCATCTCCAGTTTCGTGCGAACATTGAGGTTATAAATAGTTTTTTAAGCAAGATGATACAATATATGCTCCCTAGTGTGTGCTAGGGAGCTTTTTCTTAAACTTCTTCTTTTTCTCTGTATTCTCTCAGGATATTGTTTACTCTTTGTTTGCTTACACCTAATTCCGCTGCAATATCTGTTTGTGTTCTGCCTTTTTTTAGCTCTTCTAAAATCCATTCCACTTTTTTTGCAGAACCTTCTTTTCTCTCTGTTTTCTCTGCTTCTGCACTTTTCTTTTTATATGCATCAAAATCTCCCATCATGTTTAGTCCCCAGATAATTGCATCCTGTATGTTTCCGGGTACTTTGCTTACAAGTTCTTCTTTGCTTGGGAAATAAGCAAATACATACCCTGCAAGTTTTTTCATTCTCTTATCATTCATGCTCATTTTACTGTTTGCTTCTTTGTACTTTTTAAGTACGGCATTGTGTATCTTATGCCAATAATCCATCTGGGTAATAAGGGGGTCTATTCTATTCCCTATTGCACGCTTTACTAGCTCTGCGTAAAGCAATCCAATCGCAAATCCATGTACTTCCTCGCTATAAGGAAATTTTAAAATATCATCGTCATTGTTATCATGCAAAAACTTCAAAAACGCTTCTACATTTTCTCTTCTCATTTTCTGTTCCTCCCTGTCTAGCCTATATTCTATTAGTTCTGTAATATATTCAGGGCATTGCCTTACCCTGTTTTTCCAGTTCTGTGTTGTCCGGTATGGTATTTTAAAGTAGTCACTAAACTCTCTAACGCTCATGCCGGATTTTTCCAATACTCCATTAAAATCCATCTTTTCCCTCCTTATACAAATTGTACAGGTTGTCCCCATGTTCCGAAAACATTGTGGTAATATACTTCTTTTCCATCTTTATAGATTACTTTTAATTTCCCTAAGCACAGTTCAAATTCTTCTGCGCCCTCCATATTTACATTATCAAACCATTCATCATCATATTCATCATAGCAGCAATCTTTAACATTCCATACTTTTTTCATATTTTCCTCTTTCTCCCCGTATTGCCGATAGGTCAGCGTTTTTTTATTACCAAGTGTGTTGTCTGTTTCCTATTGTATATTTAAAGCCTTCCGGTGTTACTCTTACGTAAAATGTAGCGTAATCAAAATTACATTCTTCTTCTGGATTATTGCAAGGTATCATGTCTTTCTTATATGCTACTGCTTTTCCTGTTCTTCTGGACTCTTCTACTGCTTCTGGATACATCTCTTCAAACTCTTTATCCTGTCTTGCTTTTCGCTCTGCTTCCTGTCTTGCTTCCTTCTCTTCTTTTAATTCTCTTAACACTGCCAAAATTTCATTTTTGTGCTCTCCTATTAAAACGTGGTCTTCAGAACCTCTTTTCATGTTGTTTGTGCCTACGATAATTCCTTCTTCTCCTGTGCTGGATTTGTATCCTATGCTTAATTTGTATTTTTCAATTAACTCCATGTATCTTTCTTTCATTTTTTCTTCCTCCTACATTTCTACAAAATTACTTCTTACTCTATTGTTCTGGTAGTTACTGTACCAGTCACATTTATAATACGCTCTAACACGTCCGTATCCGCACCAGATGTTCCAAGTAACAACTCCATTAAGCATGTTGTATTTATTTTTCAAAGCAACTTCCTTTTTTGCAACCGTCCAAGAAAATCTTAATGCTTCTGTAAAATTGATTTTTGCTTTTCTTACTAATTCCCACGCTCTTTTCATGATTTTTGATAAGTTGTATTTTTTCATTTCCGCTATCTCCTTTGCTTTATCTTATGTACTCATTATACACCCAATGGGTGTATTCGTCTATTGACATAATGCACAAAAGTACACTTATATTTTTGTATTATATACCCATTGGGTGTATATATTGCCAGAAATGTTTACTTTAATAATTTTGCAAATAAAAACAGCCCCTTATTTTTAAAATAAAGGGCTGCTCTTTACGCCATGCGTTATGGTTTGCACTATAAACATGCGATACGTATTCCAATCTTATGTATAGTCAAGTGCTTTTATAAAAAAGTGCATAAAAAATAAGCCGGGATTTCTCCCGGCTATACTAATGCCCCTCTGTCATTTGTTCTTGCCATGCGTCCGTCACTTAAAAATGCGTACAGCTCATTTCTAATCCACAGCATTTCATCTCTTGCCATATATCCACCATCTTTAAGCCAGTACCAGGCATCTCCCTCTTTGTACCAGTTATTTTCCAGCATTACCCCGTCTGGCTGCAAGTAGAACCAGTTTCCATCTACATATACCCATCTGGTCTGCATAGCTCCCCACTTATCCATGTGGTACCAATATCCGTTAATCTTGTGCCAGCCTTCTGTATACATATATCCGCTGCCATCGAAATAATACCAGTTTCCGTTAATCTTTTCCCAGTCGTTTTTAGTATAGCTGCCATCTGCGTGTCTATACCACCAGCCGGTGCTATCCTGCACCCAGCGGTCTGTTTCTCCGTTTACAATTGCATCAAATGGGAAGTTTACCCCCGGACAGTTTGTAGGGTTTACATCCTTATGTTTCTGTACCTTACTAATTCCATATTTGCTTTTTAAAGAGGCAATAAGCTCTTTTCCTGCGTTAATCTGCACCTGTCCCATTCTTTCCGACATAAATGCGCCCTCGAAGCAGATACCGATACTGTCGGAATTGCATCCGGTAGCGTGTGCTCCTACAGTATTTTCCGGTCTACCTCTTTCGATTGTGCCATCTTTCCTAACCAAAAAGTGGTAGCCCATGCCAGCCCATCCACGCTCCTTGTGCCAACGGTGGATATCCTGCGCAGAGCATTTCTTAGCATCTGCATTATGTAAAATAATGCGTGTCGTTTTACTTCTTTTACTCAAAGAGCCGAATTTTAAGTTTGTTTCTACAATATTCATACTTCATTTCTCCTTTCTTCCGGCTATTGCGCCGGCGCAACTTATTTATTTTCTTCTACCTCCGGAATTCCAGCTACAGAGTTTGCTATAGATAAGATACCGGACAGGATAGATGCAGATACTACCACTTTCCAGTCCACTGCGCTTAATACTGCTGCTGTTCCTACTGTTGCCACAAAGGTCTGTGCCATTGTTTTTACAGCCCTAACACCTGCTGCCTTCGCCCATTCTCTTGTGTCTACATTTGTTTTTAATACACAATTTTTAAACATATCCTGTACCTCCTACTTATCAATAATATTTTCCAAAAGTTCATCTCTAATTTTTTTCATATTTTCGATGCCGTTTCCAGTAATGGTGTGGTTTAGCATTGCCGCAAGGCATTTCGACTGTTGTTTCTGCATTTCTTCTAAGGACTGCAATCTCTTATAGTCCTTTTCATTGTACATTTCCAGTTTTTCCACCCTTTTAGAAAGTTTAAATGCCGGAGCAATTACTTTTAAAATAATCGCACCGGCACCTCCTACAATGCTAATAGCTCCGCATACACTTAACAGTGTTTGTACAAATTCCAAATCTTTTTCTCCTTTATTATTTTTTGCATAAAAATAAGACCACTAAGGTCTTGCTCTAATCTCCATGTTATTCCTTTCTGTCTAAACTTGTCGAACGATTTTTCTTGCATTTCCATATTTGTAAGATATACTTATCTTATAAGGCTGGATTACCCTTTTTACTTTTTTGTGGCCGTGACGGGGTAATCCGGCTCATTTCTTTTTATCGTTTTACCTGCATTAAGCATGTAAGAAACACCCCTGCCATACCGCCAGCAATAAATGTTAATACGTATCCCATTATAATACCTCCTGTGCGTAGACTTCCTCTGCCAGAAGTGCAAGGGTTGCATATTCTTCCTCAGAAATTCGGTTCATTGCAAAATATACATCTAATTTCGCTACCGCTTCATCTTTTGTGTTATAAAATTTCTTGTTAATCAGGTTCTCCATCAATTTTACAATTACTGTACTGTTCATTTTGTACCTCCATATCTAAAATATTGTTAGTGTCATTTTCTATCATTGCTGCTTGCGTGGAAAGTGGCATTAAAGATAGCAGATTTGCAAGGTTCTGCACCTGTGCAGATACAGCCTGCTCGATTTTTCTGTCTGTATAGTTTTTCGTATCGGCAACGTAGGTAAGCTCCATTTCCGCATCTTCGGAGTTGGCAACAATTGTTGTAGGATAATTTGTATGCAAGGTATTAAGTTTATCTTCAGTGATAGGAGCAATCACATTTTGCTCTTCGCAGTATGACTCGTAATTAGTAACAGTATTTCCTTGTTCCATTTGGATTTCAGAAATTTCAATCACGCTTCCCTTTACAGCAGTCACAGAATTAAGTGATATCATCAATGTAAACTCTTCGCCTGAGGTAATCTCAATTGTTTCTGCATAATCCCGCATAAAATAATGTTTATAATAGCTATTGTGAATTAATGTATTATTTTTTATTTTCACTTCTTTGTTAAAGCCTAATCTAATTCCTTTTTCGTTTTCACCATCTTTCGTTATTTTCGCAGAGAACATATATGTTCCAGCCTTAAAAACCTGTGCATACGCAACATAGCCACCACCATAATCGTCTTGCGTTGTATATTTAATTCTTCCAGTTCCAAATTCCATTAAGTTTATGCTATTGCCGATCTTTTCTCCTTGCACATTCAGCAAATTTTTGCCTGTTATCTTTACCCAATTCACATTTTTGTTAATTTTGAGATTTACGATTTTCGCATAAGCACTGTCCTTGATATTAAGCAACGTACCACTTGCAGTTTCTACAATCGCATCTGCTTTATTCTGTCGCAAATCGGCAATATCTGTCTTATTCTTTGCAATCTGCTCCCGGTCTGCAACAATCTCCTGTGCGGCTGCTTGTACTGCCTGCACCTGTTTTTCTCCCTCCGTGGTAACAGTTCCAGTCTGGGTAATTCCTTCTGCCTGTACTGCCTTAACCGCTTCGGTCTTTGCTGTTTCGACTGCTCTTGTAGCCGTATTCTGTGCGTTCTCGATATTCTCTACAGCAGTAGTTCCGGCAGACTGCACACGCTCTGTTTGTGTCTGTCCGGCATTGTTTACATCTGCAAGGGCTTGCTGTGCTATAATTCTAAAGTCCTGCACAGTCTTATCTACAGCATTCTTATTGTTTAAGACTTCCTGTCCCATCTGTTGTACAAGCTTCTTAGCCTGTTCCACCGCAGTCTTGTCTTGTCCTGTCTTCTGTGCTGCTAACTCTGCATTGTCTTCGGCTGTTTCCGCTCCTGTCTGGGCTGTTTCTGCCTTTGTAGCAGCTTCCTTAGACTTCTGTTCGGATAATGCCGCATTTGTTGCGGAGATTTGTGCCTGAGAAGATAGATTTTTAACTTCTTCTAAATCCTTTGCTACTTCTCCCTGCATCTGCACATTAGACTCTGTAAGACGTTCCACTTCTTTCCTGTCTTCGGCTGTCTTTTTCGCATCTTCAGAAGCTTTTCCAGCGTAGTACATAGCATTGTCTTCGGCACGCTCCGGAAGGTCTTCTCTACCATGCGCCCATCCTTCCGCTTGTTTTTCCGACTCTGAAGCACGTGCTGCGGCATCTCGAACTGCTTCTACAGCTTCCTGGAACATTTCTCCATCTTGCCCGCCATGAGAAATTTCCGGTTTAGCTCTTGCCTTTATATGTATAGTAATTTTATATTCTGTTCTGCCACTGTCTTTATCTGCTACGTATATCCATACAAAAATTTTGTAGTTATCTCCAATGCCCTCATTTTCCAGAAAGCTATCCGGAATTACTACATCTGTAACACCATCTTTTGTTACCCCGATACGAGTTTTTGCTTCTCCGGAAGTTTCTTGCAAGGAAAAATGGATTTCTACCATATTGGGCAATTTTAATCCCTCGATACGGAGGATTTGACCATAATCCCACTGGTATATATCATAGACATTTGCATAATTATCATCAGTAGCAAATCGTGCTGTTACAATCTTATTGTCCATAGCGCCTCCTAAGATAATTTAATAATGTTTAGATACTCCCCACCTTGGCTCCATGTATTTGTAAGGCTACTGTCTGCGGATAAGTAAGCCTTTAATTTCGCTCCGGCATTAAGATGATTGTATGTTGCATAGCTAAGAGTATCGTATGTGCTTCCTTCAGCTAAAAAATGGTGGTCTCCGCCCATGTCGTTTTCGTCTTTTGTAATCTTCGACCATATCGTTCCTGCTTCTGCGTTGCTTTTTTTCTGTATACTAGCTTGCAGAATAATTAGATATACACCGCTTTTTTTAATCTCTATATAACCATCTCGGCCACGAACTCCTTTATAATTATCTGTTTCACCGTCGAAGCCACTATAATTCCCAATCGGCTGCCAATCCTGTGTAATTCTCCACTCATTCCCATATCCGCCCATGGTTGCAGTCGCACACTTATCGTCAATTTGCTTTTTTAATTCTTTTCCCATAATGGAGTCTAAGGCATATCCTTCTCTTATTTCTGTAAGAGATTTAACCGGATTTACAAAGGTATGTTTCTTAAATTCCTTAACCTCTACCAGCATATCAATTCCTTCTATTGCTGTTCCGTTTAAACGTACCCTGCAAAACGGCTTTTCGGAATAAATTGTTCCGGTACGGATATCCACATCATTTACAGCTGGGTCTTTCGGCGCTGTGCTGCTGGGAGTACCGGGCAGCACTTTAAGCGCTACGCTTTCCACACCGCTTTCATTCTCTTTTTTATATTCTACAACAACAATGTCATGTCGCTTCATGCCCTGCGTCCCGGAGGTTAAGTTTACAGCTTCATTTTTTCCGTAGCCAATATAAACTTCTCTTCCATCAAATACCGCTACCCCGTCTTTTACAGTAATCCGGTTTGCTGTCTGGATTTCTACCGCCATCTTGCTTCCTACCGGAAGAATAGCAGCATCTCCAAAAATCCCTCTGTTAAAATCTGCTATCTGTTCTGCCGTAACGTGGTTTTTTCCTTGGAAACCTGTTACTAATTCCATTTAATCCTCTCCTTCCACTTTATACTCCACGGAGATGTCACCATCCTGTATCCTTACAATCTTTCCTGTAATCGGTTTCTGCAAGTAAAATCCGGTATCGTAATCCCTGCCGGCAATGGTATCTCCTATCTGTGCCTCTAAGTCCTGCACATTCATCTCCATTTTTCGGTAATCCATAAGCTCCCTTAAGCGCTCTGTACCGCCTTTAATAAGCTCCTCTACACTTTCTACGTTATTGTAGTCGTAAACGGCTGTACGCTCTTTTAAACCTGTGTAATAAGGCTTATCCTGTGCAATACTGCCGTCTTCCTGTACATAAAGATGTACCACCTGCCTGTCTTTTAATTCTCCTTTTCCAAGACAGATTAGGTGGTTAATCCCACGTTTATAATCCGTAAAATGCACAGCCACCTGTGAGTCCTGAGAATACTCGATTTCTGCGGACAGGTTGTTTTTCGGCACTGCGGAAAGGACAACAAAAAAAGGCTCGTTTGAACCTCCCTGCTTAATCTCTATATTTAATCTTGCACCTTTTGCATCCAGAAGCTTTGTAAATCCGGTTAGCGCATCGGTGTAGCGGTCAAAGCTGCCATTCAAAACAATTCCGCTGGGTGTTTCCAGTATCGTAAACATTCCGTCAAAGGCATTTCCTAATACCTGTTTTAAAATCGCATGTGCGTCTCCGTTTACAGTTAGATAATCCTGTCCGTCCGGAGGACAGATGATAAACTGTTTCAAAAAGCCACGGAGGGTATTCCCTCTCCATGTTTCTTCTTCTCCATTCGTCCATACATTTTTTTCTTCTAATAAAACGCCGTACTCTGTTCCGGGGCAGATTATATACATCCCATATTTCAGATGTCCTTTATCTGCAATAATCTCTGCATCGTTTGTATCTCCGATATCTAAATCCACGGATACGTGTTCCGGTAATTCACATAACTCCATTTTTTTCGCATCACACACTATAAATTCCACTTTGGCTCGCTCCTTTCGTCGAATAGTGTAATATCTACACCAAATCCACCCGACCACTGAAACGTATTCGTTCCCGGAGGAATTTTTTGGAATACACGTTTTTCTTTTCCTCTGGCATTATAGCGGTCTGCAATATCCCCAAGTCTTCCGATTTTCTTAACTGTACGCTTAATACTGTCTATTACCAGCCGTTCCCCTTCGTACACGGTAGTTTCTACCCGGTAAGGATGCCCGGCTATGGTAATCTGCGGATTTTCTGCAAACCCGTAAATAGTAAGGAGAAAGTTAGAGTCTTTAAAAGACGGATTAAACAATGTTTTTTCGCCTTTTTCGGAGTAAAAGTCAAATGGGAATTCCGGGAATAAGATACCCTTTTCTAAAGTGGTATACTCTACCTGATTTGGTTTCTCCGGAAGGTACTGGCAGGTGGTTTCCTTAATCCACACAGGATAATCACTCACAATTTTTAATACGCATGTTTGAAAGTCGCACCAATTTCGAAACTGATCTTCCACCTCTCCTGCATATATATTACACATAAGATAGTATCCATTTACAAATAATCGTCCTCTTTCATTGTTAAAATTATCCCTATCAAAAACGTCTTGTATATATTCATAATGTTCTTGCCAAGTTCCTGCTGCATCATCCGAAACGTTGATTTCTATTTCTCTTTCGATTACATCTCTTTTAAAATTTATAATCTTTCCGTTTTTTGTATCATACGACAATTGATGTTGAAATATATTCATTTCAGATATCCCATATGTGCGTCCGTCAAAATCAATTCTATTTCCTTCTGCACTCAAAAAATATATCTGCATTTTCAAACCTCCAACGCCCTTATCATTTCTCTTCTATTCATTCGGAATACATATTCTTTTCTACTATGTTTTTCTATAATTTCGTCAATTTTTTTATAATTGATAGGCTGTATCATTTCACTTTGAACAATCATGTTTCCAAGCATCTCAGCTAGAGGCCTTAACGTAGTTCTATTCAAAGGCAAAGCATATTCATGTCCAGCTTCTCCAAATCCATTCGCTGGCATAATGGTTGGTCCTGTAAACAACCCACCTTTCGCATGCCATTTAACGCTAAAATGAGGTACACTTGGAGGGTTTAAACTAAACTTCCCAGTAAAACTGAAATGGGGCAACTTAATATCCGGAAGACTCCATTTAAAATCGAAAAATCCTTTTATTTTTTCTATTGCGTCGTGTACGATATCTTTTGCGGCATTCATTTTTTCCGAAAACGCATTTTTAATACCTTCAACTTTCTGAGAAACTCCATCTTTCATTTCCTGTGCCTTATTTACAACACTCTCTTTTATATTAGACCACTTCTCTGATGTGGTTGTTTTTATACTTTCAAACTTCTGTGCTGCCGCCGTCTTTAGCCCTTCTATTTTTTCAGAAGCCGCTGTTTTTAAACCTTCCGCTGTTGCAGTTACTTTTTCTTTCATTTCATTAAATTTCTGTACTGCCCCATCCTTTAACTCAGTTACTTTTCCAACTACCGCATCTTTCAATTGCACTGCTTTTTCTTTAACGACATCCCAGTTTTGATATAGTGCTACACCTGCCGCTACCAATGCGCCAATTCCTAAAACAACCAACGTTATAGGACTTGTTAATAGTGTAAACGCTGCCCCTAATCCAGTAGTTGCAACTGCTGCCACCCCCGTCTTAAGAGCAATTACATCCAATACTCCGTTATATATTCCTATACCTACTGATGCTACAACCGCTGCTCCGGCAACGCCACCAATTCCCGCTGCGATTGGAACAAACACATTTTGATGATCCGCCACAAATTGTATTGCATTTAGAATTCCTTCAACACCTGCAGCGGCAGCATTACCAAATGTTGTAAAATCTGTATTAGCTGCCAAATCAGAAAGTGCCGGGAAAAGCCTATTTTCAATAGGTCCCAGCACATCCATTTCAATGTTTCTTTTTACTCCTTCTATTGTAGCCCCTAAATCGTCATATTTAACCTCATTCAATCTTTCCATTGTTTGTTTAGTTTTATCAATTTCACTATTCGTTGTAGAAAGACTTGTTACCACATTCGGTCCGAGATCTTCCCACATAGTTCCAAACAAATCTACTCCGGCAATATTCCTTTGTACAGGATCTTCTATAGAATTTAATCCATCAATCGTCTTCTGAAATACTTCTTTTGCAGACTCACCGCCTTTGGCAAATTTCGCTGCCATTTCATCTGCACTTAGGCCGATTATCTTAAATCCTTCTGCGGTAGTATCAGAGCCATCTACAGCACGTATGGAAAATTCCTTTACAGCATCTCCGATTTTATCCAAATTAAAAGCTCCTGCTTCTGTTCCAGACTCCAGAATCGCAAACATTCCTTCTGCATCAATCCCTGCCTTTTCGAAGTGGACTGAATACTCATTTATGCTGTCCAGCAACTCTCCGGAAAAATCAAGTCCGTTTTGTGCCCCCTGCGCAATTAAATTAAAGGCTTCGTCTGAAGTTAAACCAAATTGTTTCTGCAATGTTTCTACGGAACGTATACTTTCTGAAATATCATAATCAAATACATCTGATAGCAATGTAGCGTTTTGCGTACTCTTTTTTAGTTCTTCTCCTGTTTGCCCTGTAACCTGTTTGACGGTGGCCATATTTCCGGCTATTTCATCCAAGCTTTCTCCGAAATTATTTTCATAAATTTCTTTGATTGCCCCGTCCATCTTAACAAGCTCTTCCCCTGCTACTCCAGTTTTTGTTGCAAATGTGTTCAATGATTTTTGAGAGTCTACTCCCAATCCTATCATCTGTCCACCAATATCTTTAACTCCGGAGGCTATTCCTTTTATCCCTTCCAGTATAGCTCCGCCTAACACTTCTGCTTTTAATACATCTGCAAACCCAAGCGTAGAATTACCTGCTTCATCAAATTCTCCAGATAATTCGTCGGCCGCATTTTCCACGCGTCTTAGTTCTGTTTCGTTTTTACTCAAACTCTTTGACAAGCCCAGTATTTCTTTTTCCAGCGCCTTCGCTTCTTTGGAACTTTTTGATGTTTTTAATATAATCCCTTGATAATCCTCTTTCAGCCCCTGCATCTTTAGTCTCTGCTGCTCAATTTCATTCTGTAGCCCTTTATAACTTTTCGAAAGACTATTGTTTTCCCGCTCTTGCTCTTGTACTTTCCTATTATTTTCTTCTATCCTTGCATTTACCTTTTGCAATTCATTTATTATTTTCTGTTGTTCTGTTCTGGCGCTTATAAGAGAATTCGACAGTGTATGGTATTCTTTAGAATTTTTCCCCAGGATTTGTTCTGCTTCATTTAATTCTTTATTGATTAAAACAACTTTTTCCCTAGATGCTGCCAGTCCAGTCTTTAACAACTGTTGTCTATCTTGCAAAACTCCTGACGCATCAGATGCGCCTTTCATTTGTTCTGCATTTAAGCGAAGCTCTTTATTAGTTGTCTTTAGCCCCGCATTCATTTTCTTTATCCCCGACTCAAAACTTGCAGTCACGACAGAAAATTCTATCTGTGCCTTCGTTTTTTTTGCCATTTTCACATCTCCTTTTGCGCCATATATACCATATATCTGTCATACGCCATCTTATCTGCAATCACTTTCGCTAAAAATGCGTAATCTGCATTCCAAAAAAGTTCCTCACTAATCTGCATAATCAGCACCAAGTATGTGTAGTAATCTTCTATATTCTCCAGCACAGGTCTTACATATTTTTTTCTTTCCTTTATGTATCCTGTGCTTTTTTCATACCTGGCCTGAAATGCTACTTTTTTGCATCCTGCATATAAAGTCCATTAAACGTTTTTGTAATTTCTTTCAAGTCAAATGGTAAAACTTCTAAAAATTCTTCGTATGGCAGATGGTTTTTGTTAGCGCATACATACGCAGCATACAATCCTCCTACAATATCTTCTACTTCTCTTGTCCCGTCCATAATTACATGATTTCCTTTTTCAAAAGCATCTGGTTCTCTATTTTTTAACTCCAACAGAGCTTTAAAATTAATTTTCATTTCTACTTCTTGTCCGTTTGTTAATTTCATCTTCATTTATCATATCCTCCTATTACTCTGCTTTTTTAATCAATTCATAGTTCCAATTTGTCAACCACTTGGCTTTTACTTCTTCATCTACCAATTCCACAGCAGGAGCTTCATACATACATTCTCCATTTTCATCTGCTGCAAGCGCAATATTTAATTCTACTTCCGCAACTTCCTCTCCTCCATTTTCTACCTTTCTTGCAATTCCATCTGATACAACGCAGTTAGGATATGCTTTATACTTCACATTTCCATCAATATCCAGCGCTTCGCACACATATACAAAAGGCTCATGTTTTTCTGCCCCATAAGCATATACACCATCTTTTAGTTTTTCTCTTCCGAGCCCATACATTTTTACATACGCTGGCCACTTCATGTGCAAAGAAAGTTTTAAGGTTCCTGTTCCGTCAGGAACTGTTCTCTGTTTAACCACTTTCCCTTCACATTTTTGTGTTACTACTTTCGTTCCAAAACTCTCCTCAAAACTCCCAACACATCCAAGAGTTTCAAATGTTCCTTCCCCTTTTAACATTTTTATAGAGCTTTTCTTTAATTCAAATTCCCCAAATCCATCTGTTAATTTTCCCATTATAATATCCTTTCTATTGCTTCTAAAAGTTCGTTTACAACATTTTCATATACCGCTTCTACGCCTTCTTGCATAAACCCTTCATGATTTGCTTTTTTTCTCGATGTTCCTTCCCCCGCATCTGGGAAGTAAAGATATCCATACGCAGGTTTTGTTGATACTATAACTTTCATATTTCCCCGTTTTCCTTTGTATGGCTTGCTGTCTTTTGCATGTTTCTTTTCTCTGTTTGATACAGGCGTGTATTCGGTAATCCCTTTGATAATCTTCTCAGTACCTCTATTCGCCAGGTATTCATTTATGGTTTTTTCCGCTTCCGGTATAACCCTTCGGCATCTTTCTCGTAGTGCGTCTATGTCACCGGATTTCATTTCGAATTTTACTGCCACTCATTCACACCCTTTAACATTCTTGACAAAAGTAATTGTTGCCATTTCCACTACCATATCCGTATTTCCTTTTAATACATAATCGTATGCTATATCTTCATCTGCAAGCTTTATTCCTGGGATTTCTTCCATTTTTTTTATTATTTCGATTTCTTTTCCTTCCGGAACAAAATCTTCGCAAACAACATGTATCTGTACATATTGTTTATAATTCACTCCTCCTGACTTCGATGTTCTGGAACGATTAAACACAAAATAGTCCCACACAGGTATTTCCTCATTTTGCGGAACCCTTCCGTAATATACAGGCAATCCTTCTTTCTTCAGCACATCTCTTATCTCTTTAAGCATCTTGTTTCCTCTAAACTTACATACATTTCTGTTTTGTCTTCGCTAATATCCATAGAGTATATAAAATATAAAGTTCCCCCGATTACCATATATTTTTTCTTATTTACATACGGGCAATAAGGAATTCTTATTTTCATAGATATCGTTCGTTCTTCCCTCTCCGCAAAGCTTAAATCATCTTCCCTTATGGAAACATTTCCGTATGATATTCGTGCAATCTCTTTAAGATCTTTTCTCTCTTTAGGATTTATCTTTGCACTAAAATCTGTCTTTTTTGTTCTTTCTTCGCAAAGAATTGCTACACCATCATTATAAACTCTCGTTTTTGTCCTCATACTCTTTTACCTCATTTCTATGTCGCACCATATAAATATCCCGGATATACGTTTTCTTAAATTCTTCTTTTATTCCGTTCCAAATATAAAGGCAGTAATTCAGGTATAGGCTCCTTTCCATACCTGGGGCAGAGTAATCTGCCTCTGCCCCTAAAATATGATTTAACTCTATTGCTGCATCTTCCATCATTGTTTCAATTCTGCGTTCTGTATTATCATCATCCCAAGTTATGGATAATTTGTTTTTTACCTTTTCTTTTAAGTGTTCATTTACCATCTTATCCTCCCTCGTTTTTTTCTTACATTGTAGGCGTTTCGTTTTTTTGCATTACAGTAATATATGCCGGATCAAGTCCTGAAATATCCAGAAGAACAGCACATGTATTATCATACGCCTTACCCATTGCATACATTTTAATCTTGTATACACGTTTTTCATCCAGAAACTTAAATTCATCAGAATAAGTAATTGCCCCTTCTTTTCCCTGGCTCACTCCAAGAAAATATTCTTTTGGAAGAAATACAATAGCTTCTCCATCACTCAGGGTATTTTCCACTACCGTTTCTGTTGGAAACGGGAATAAATTATTTGTAAATCCCCCCATTCCATTTAGCACAGTCGTTGCCGGCATAACTTTAGTGAGATAGTCTGTCATGTTGCACACCAGCGTTACCTTGTCAAATTTTCTCTTTCTTCCTTTTTCTGTTGTTGCCATTTTCGCAAGAATTGCTCCATATTCTTTCGGCATGAAAGATTTTACTTTTACTTTCGTTTTTCTTGGATAAGCATTTCCTGATACAGATACCCCTTCATGGATATCTCTATCCAGTCCGATAGGGCATTTATTTCCATCCCCTGTTACAATCCCTTTTGCAAGCCCTGCTGCCAATGCGTCTTTTAAAAATGTCCTGATATATCCGTCTAAAAAAGTCGGTCCCAGCTCTAATGTTCCTAATCCAATCATTGCAAATGCACTTAATTTGCACTGTGTAATCTGTACTTCTTTGAATGAACTGGAAATTTCTTTTGCAATTTCATCATCAATTTCACCCCACACCGCTGTATCTGCTGTATGATCATTCATAATCCAATGTGTAAGGAACTTTACATTAGTAAATGTAATCTGTGAAAGAATTGGGTGTTCTTCTGTCAGTTCCTTGTAAACATCTTCAATTACAGTTTCCGGCATAATAGGCATTGTTACTGTAACCGCCTGTTTTGCTGGCATCTTACCTACTTCGATTAACTTTTCATAATATTCTTTTTCCTCTTTCGTAAGGACTCTATAACCTCTTTGCATCAGGATCTCGTCGTTTCCTCGAGTTTCTTCATAATCCTGCATCACCATGTCTACAATGGACTGGTGAAATTCTTCCCATGCTTCCTTTACTTTTTCTTTATCATTACTTTCCATAGCTAACTGGAGGTGCATCACTGCGTCTTTCTGTTTCTGTGCATTTAATTCTTTATACATGTTTTTTCTCCTTTTCTTATTTAAAAGCATCAAAAAAGGAATACATATTGTATCCCTGGTCTTTCTTTTCCTTCTTTATTTTGTAGAGTTGCTGCATAACACTCTTTTTTACACTCTGACTTGGCTTTCCACTTTCTTCTGTACCTATTATAGATGTGGCAAATCCATATTCTAATGCCTCTTGCGGCATAAGCCATGTTTCTTCATCCATCATAGTTTTTAATTCTTCTTCGGTAATGCTCACCTGTGACATATAAGCATTTACCGAAAGCTGTGTAATTTTTTCCAAGTCGTCCGCTTGTTTTCTAAAATCATTAGCATTTCCGGATGCCCAACTCCACGCATTGTGGATCATCAATGTTGATGTATCACTCATATTTCTTTCGTTTCCCGCCATAAAAATTACGCTGGATATTGAGCAAGCAAAACCATCACAATATGTATTCACCTTTGCTTTATGTCTCTTCAGCGCATTATATATCGCAAGTCCTTCTGCAACTTCACCGCCATAAGAATTTATGTATACATTTATCTCTGCTATATCTTTTAATTCTTCTAATTTCTTAGACAATAAATATGCAGATACATCTGACTCATACCATGGCCAACTTGTTACATCTCCATAGATATATAAATCCGCTTTTTCTCCTTCTGTTTCCAGACTGTAATATTTCTTTATCATTCCTTTTCACCTCCTTCCACGCCTTTCATCAATCTTTCTATTGTTTCATAATTTTTCGTAATCCAATGTTTCATGCTCCACCCTTCCCCTTTCTCCGGATAATCTGCTTCTTTTCTAACCTCATCTATTGAGAACCCTCCCGAAGAAATTAGCTTATCTACGTTTGGAGCAATATCAAATAAATCAATGTGATTGATTTTATTTGTACATACTTTATAATAGTTACCTTTTTTAAAATTACCGAACCCGCCTCTTTTAGTAAGCGTTTCTCCTATCATGTCTGCTACTGGGTCAACTCCAAAAGTCAAGAATGCTTTCATTACTTCTTTTGTATTATTTACATTTCCCGTCATTAGTGATTGTGGTATTTTCAAAGCTTTTCCGACAGTATCAAAAAAATCATTCTTAACAGAAATAATATCGGATGCTTTGGTATTATAAGACGTTTCCTGCGAGCGTTCCAACTGATATCCTTCATATTCTGGATATACTGCATTTTCGTTTTCCATGAAATCTTTGAGGTTCTTTTTTATTACCTCTTCAAAAACCTCATTAAATTCTTCGTCCCCTTCTTTTATATCTGGCATTTTTAATTTGAATTTTTGTCCATTAGAACGCTTATAACCTTTCACAGCCGAGCCCAGGACACTTCCAAAAGACTTGTACACTCCGCAAATAATCGTATAGACTTCTTCATTATCCATTTCAAACAAGTAAACTTCATTTGCCTTAAATATTTTCTTGAAAGTAAAATTACCAACAGTCACATTTTCATAGGTATTTCCATACAGTACGCTCTCATTTTTTATATTCCAGCTATCTGCACAGAACAATTTTCCCCCTTCTTCTACTACTAATGCCATCCTCTCTCGAATCATTTTTCCTATTACTTTATGCCAGAATTTTGATGCGTTTTCGTTTGGATTTGGCGAATAATTTAAAGTGAAATAGTCTTCCCCTTTTACCTCCTCTCCATTTTGGTAAGTTTTAATTTCACATTTTGCTACCGCATTTCCAATCAAGCTTGCAGCTGTATAAAGTGCTAGCTCCAAGTAATAGATGTCTTCCGATATTTCTATCGTCACTGTCCCGCCTATTTTTGTTTTTTTGGTAATGAATTTATCAAGAAAATCTCTTATCGTCACCTATTCTCACCTCCTTCATCCATATATCAATGTTGGAATTATTTTTCTTGGAATTTTTCTTTCCTTTATTTCATCTTCGTCAACCACTGCGGCAACTAGAGCCATAAACCCATCTGTTTTTCTGCTTTTTTCTTCTATTTTTTCAAAGTCTATATTTCCATTTTTCTTCGTTACTTTTACATTCCATGTATACCAACGCATAAGTGAATTATCTCCCCATGTCAATAACTGTCTATTAAAAATACTAAATATTTTAGGGGCCACAATCCTTTTATCGTTCGGTCGAATTAAATGGACTTTCGAACGTTCATCCCTTGTAGCTTCAAATCCTATGTCTTTTAGCGCTTTTCTCATGAGTCCATATCGAAAGTTATCCAGACATATTTTTTTAATGTTATACTCTTTCCCCCGTTCATATATCCATTCTGTTAAATATTCCGGTGCAATTTCCACTTCATTTACGATTGTCAAAATTCCCGCTTTTTCAGCTGCCTCTATTGGATATTTTATTCTACTCCAATCTGGAGACTGTCTGCAAACCCAACTATGTGTTACGACATATCTTTGTTCTCCTTTTTTAAACAAAAGAACTACTGCTGCAAAGTCTCCCAAAAGCGCATAGTCAATTCCACAAATACAATCCCATCCCCGCATATCAGGAAGCAGTTTGTTTGTAGCCAAAACATTCTCCCATTTTGTCACATGTACATCCATGTTTTCCTTTGGTCTGTTCATTCTTTTTGTGGCAAATGCACTATTACTTATTGGGTCTTCCAGATAATCACTAAACTCTATTTCCATTTCTTGCTGTAAGTCTGGAAAATAGCGCAAGGATGGATTTGCTTTGTCCCACATCTCCGGTTTTAAAATTTCCTCATCCAGGTCAAGCCTACAGATAAACGGAAAAGTTCCATTATCCGGTATTTCCCCTTTTAAAATTCTTTCACACTTACTGAGAAGTTTATCTAGCGGACCATCTCTGACATCTCCCTGCGTACTAATTATCGTTCTTCTAGGATATTTTTTCTTTCCAAGTCCTGTAACTGCAACATTGATTAACTTTGTATCTTCATACGCATGATATTCATCGAAATCTACTTTTCCCGGTCGTCCCCCATCTTTTGTTTTGGGATTGCTTGTTCTAAAGCGGATTTCTGATTTTGTCTTTACATTTCTTATAATCTCCTTGTTCCATTCGAATTTTCCCTTGAATGTTTTTTCATCAGAATCAAGAATGTCATAAATATCATTAAAAGTCGCAGAAGCTTGTTCCTCAGATGTCGCAAATATATCTATATGATACTTTTGCACTCCATTTATCGGGGTAATTAACGCAAAATCTTCAAATGCAAGGTATCCATTTTTTCCAGCTCCACGTCCTACTAATATCACTAAATTGGGAAATCGTAATTGTCCATTTCCCTTGTAAAGCGTATTATGGATGGCAAAACAAAACTTTTCCCATGGCAGTAACCGGAACGGAAAATATTTCTGTAAGTTTAGATAGCGTTCTAATTGTTCTTCATCAAAATATACATCTTCATTTTCCAGAACATTTTCCAAAAACTCACACATCCACACTTGTTCTTGGCATACCGCCACTTCTCCGCTTCGGACAATATCAATATATTCCTGTACATATTTACAGGTCATCTTCTTCTGCACCTTCTCCTGTCGGTTCATCTACTGTTAATTTTAGCTTGTCTAAAATCATAAGCATCTGTTTATTCACTGCCACAAGGTCTTTTATAGATTGGTTTTGTTTTGTGATTGGATGCCCGGAAGCTGATGTTGTTTCAAAAGCTACGCCACGTTCTTTGATATCATCCTGCAATCTCTTTTTTGTCTCAAAAAAGAATATATAATCATCAATTAGCGACTCAAAATGAGCTATTTTTGCTCCCTTTTCTTCTAGCTGCAAAACCAGAGACTCCTTTATTTTTCTAGCATTTGGTGCTCTTGCCATCTTATTTTTCCCTCCAACTTTTTTATTTTTTATCATGTGCGAGATTTCCTGTATTGTCTCCTACCCTCCCCCGTTGTAACGCCCTCCCTTAAAATAGGGGTTTGGGAGGGGGTGGGGGTACTATATTGTGATTACCAGCGTTCTCCTGTTTCTTCTTTTGTTTTCATGCTCTTATATCTTTCATATTTTTCATTTATTTTTTTCATTTCTTCCTTTGATATCTCAGTCCTTCTCTCTGCTGCTTCCTCTATTGTGCATGGCAAGTCTATATATACAGCACCCGCTGCATCCAACAAGGATAATTCTTCTTCATTCGGCGCTGTCCTTATTACCCATGCAGAGGCATGCAGTTCTCTGCATACATTCACAAACTCTTCCAACATCGCATTGGCTATAGATACTGCGTAATCTCTTTTCCCCTGTCCCATAAGCATTGCATCTACAAGCAAATCCAAATCATATACCGGCTCATCTATTAGTCTGTGATTTCTAACATAGGTAGTCTTTCCACATCCCGGCAGTCCTGTTACAACCTTAATAGTTCTTCTAATTCGTCCCTTCTCTTTATGTACTTTATTGTGACAACTTTTACATATAGCAATCAGATTTCTATGCTCTTTTCCCATGTATAGATACGTCTTGCTCAATGCAAGTTCTGGATGTTTTCTTACATACTGTATATGATGTACTGTATCGGCCTTTGTAATATGTCCTTGTTCTTTACATATTTGGCACTCATAATGTTGTTCTTTTAAAACTTCTTCTTTTAGATGTCGAAACTCTTTTGATTTATAAAATCTCCAAAGTTCATCCTTTTCTATCAATTCTTGTATCCATACTTCCAATTCTCTTTGTGTTTTCATTTTTCCTCTTTTCGCTTCAATAATAAAAAGCACCTGTTTCCAGATGCTTTCTTGTCGCTGATATGCTGCCACAATCAGCTGGTTTATAATTCTTTCTCAACAACTCGGCGATACTGGAATTGAACCAGTGACTTGCTGTGTATAAGACAGGCGCTCTACCAACTGCGCTAATCGCCGTTTGGCAGCAAGGACTTGCCGTACTGCTGCCGTTTTCATATTTCCAATACGGAGGAAGATTGTTCCTTGGCTTTCTTAACTTTCGCCAAAATCATATTATCATACCTTTTACTATACTGAACTATACTATTTGATTTTTTTTAATTTTCTTAATGCCATTCCGTGTAATTTATATATCCATTGCTCACTATACCCCATTTTTTGAGCAATTTCCCAAAACCTCAGGTCTTTTATGTATCTATAAAATAATACATCTCTTTCATCTTCCTTTTCTAATTCACTTATCTTGAATGATATATCTTTATATTTTTTTACCTGCTGCACGCCTTCCTGGTATAGCCTTTCCTCTAATTCCGTTATATCAGCAGCATAACTTGATAAATCGCTTTGATTGTGACCGTGAGGCATACCATCACTATTGATTGACGGGTTCATTTTCATCGTTCTTATTTCTTCTAATTCTGCTTCAATTCTTTCAACCCTTCTTTTATGCCTCTGATATCCTCTAAGATATTTCTTTTTCTTTTCATTTTCTTCTCTTATTGCCTGTTTTTCAGTCTTATCCATTTCTGTCACCCCTTGCTTTTCCGTTTTCTGAAAAATTCTTCCCACTGGAAGCTTTCTTTCACTCCATGCTTATCTTCTAACGTAACAATATGAGGATATACTCCAATTACTTTCATCTTTCTGTATTCTCTAACGGTTCTGTTGCTCTTATAATCACTTGTTATCCTCTCTGCTAAAACATGGTAATATTCTCCTCTATATACTCCATCTAATCTTCTGTCCACAATTAGGGCAGTAAAAATATCTATCATAATCCACTTCGTATCTTGTGTTACAGTGTGGGCACAGCCATTCATCTAATACAATATCGCCAAATTCATCATATCCATCTCCTTCAAGGATAGGTTTCTCTGGCAACTGTTTTTCCAGTGCTTTGATTGCTGTATTGCAATGTTTAACCGCACAACTTTCTTTATTCTGTAACAGCTCGGCTAATTTTTTAAAATCTTCTATCGTTTCTCTAACTTTATTTTCGTCCATCTTCCATTACCTTCTCTACACGGTACGGACATCTTTTCCATACACAGCATACCTTTCGTGCATTTTTAATATATTTTTCGTTTGTACATTGTCCTCTGCTACCGCTGTATTTGCATTTTCCGCAGTAGTCTTTATGTGTTGGGAATAATATTATATTTCCCATAGTTCTGTTTCTATCTCCTTATTCGTAAGCTTTTCCAAATTCCCGCCGCAGAAGAAAATCCCTCCTGCCGGTGTAATTTGGATACATTCCATAATGCTTTCTGTTTTCTTTCCGTTTACTGTACGTTTACGGATGTATTTCTGTTTGGGGATTAAATTAGATTTCTTCATGTGTCCTCCTAATCTTCTTTCCAATTTCATAAACCACATTTACTGTAACTCCATTTCCAGCCTGCTTGTACAACTGGCTATCCAAATTAACAAACGCTGCTTTTTCAAAATATTCATCCGTCCATCCTTGAAGTCTAAAGCACTCTTTTGGTGTTAATTTTCGAATTGTTATGTAGCATTGATATTTTTCATACCAAATCGCATATATAGCCAGTTCTTCTGATACCTTCACGAAAATTCCCTGGTTGCATCCCGTATCCAGTGTATTCGCAATTTCATGCCCTACCCTTTCTCTTCTTGTTTTTCTGTTTGGAATGGTAAAATTTATACTGTCAGCTCCTACTTTGCACTCAGTGTATCCTTGCTTTGTAGCTTCTGAAACTTTTACTGCAAGTTGATTGTCTCCCGTCACCGTTGATAATGTGTTTGATATCCCGTCATTTCGTATTTCATTTGCAGTAAAGTCATGTCTAGAAATACTTATATTCCCATTCTCGTAATCTTTTCGTATTTGTTTTTCATAATCTGTTCTAACATTTCTGAGGACTCCTAATGGTTCTATATCAATTGCAACGCCGTGTCTATCTTGACTGGTAAGTGTAAACATCGGCTCTCCGTCTTCTTTAAACCTTCTTCCGTTCTGGCGTTTCTCTGCCCTATCTGGTGTAAGAACTGGTATTGCTATGCCAGACATTTCTCCTCTTCTGTTACATATTCCTTTACCGTATCTCGCTTGTAATGTCCTTGCTTCTTTTGTCATTCTTATTTCCGTGTTGTAGCTCATATCAACAAAGCAAGGAACTGCCACTTTTGGCTCTGTATTTCCTCCAGGACATGTGCTTACCGTTGGGCTAATATCAGTATAGTCATAAATTCTGTCTCTCTGGGAATTTCTACCTTCTTTGCAACCAATTAAGCAAATAGAATTTTCTCCATTTGTTCCCGTGACAGGAAGTATTTTCCTGGAACCGTATCTTCTAAGATGTCCGATAGTGTAAATGCGCTCCCTGTTTTGGGGGACGAACCATTTACTGTTAATATTTTGCCATTCGATATCATACCCAAATTTGTCCATTTCAGAGATGATTGACAGATAGTCGAGTCCTCTGTTGCTAGAAAGCATTCCCTTAACATTTTCATAGATAAGCCATTCAGGTCTGCCTTTTTCTTCTTGTTCTTCCAGCAATCTAAAAATTTCCCGTATAAGGCTCGATCTGTTTCCGTCCAGTCCAGCTCTTTTTCCTGCAACGCTAAAGTCTTGACATGGTGCTCCAAAACACCAACAATCTGCTTTGGGCAAGCTTCTGGCATCCACTGTTCTAATGTCATTTGCGTACCACTCTCCATTTCGGTATTCCTCCTTTAAAATTTCTTTCTGCCGTTTTTTTAGTGGCAATATTTTTAATTCATTTTTTTGCTCCTCCGTTATTAAATGCATTGCTGTATAACTTGCCGTTGCAAATTTATCAAATTCGCAGAACCCCACACACGTATGACCTGCCAATTCTAATCCTCGCCTAAATCCTCCTATTCCGGCAAAAAAATCTAAAAATTTCATATTTGTTTAATTTTATCCTCCTTAAATCGGTTCTTTTCCCATTGCTTTTCTAATCCTGTTTACTGTATTCTCCCACTCTGTCTCAAAGCATACTTGCCACAGTGGTTTTTCTTT